GTATATAACACTTTCTTTGGTTTTTAAATTACCTAAAGCCGTTTCTAATTTTTCTATGTTTTCTTGATTATTACTCATCTTCTTTTATTATATCGCTTTTTATTAAACTATTAAATGCCAATTTGAATGACATTGCTGTGTCCTTTTGTGCAAATACACCCATTTCTTCATCAACTTCCTCGAATTCATTTAAAACTCTATCTAAACACATTTTTATAATTTCATATTTAAAAATGTTTACTTCAATAGAATCAGCGTCTTCAGATTCAACTGATGTTTTTCTAGTTTTCTTTTTATTTATTCTACATTTGTCTGTGATTCCGTCGAAATCAATGTAGTAGTGTTTCCCGAATAACTCAACCATGTTTCTTGTATTTCAGATAATTTACTTATTTCTGTTTTATAAGTAAAGTATTGGTTATATGAAGTGTTAAATTTTATGCCAATTTTATTTTCTGGACAAGCATCTAATATGGATTTATTATCCGTAATCCATACATCACATTTGTCCCATTGATTTACAATATCTTCGCTTCTTATAAATTTAATATGATTACCTAAATAACCATTTTTAGATAAAAAGAATAATGTACCAGGTTTAGCTTTACCCAATTCATCCAAACCAATTAACGTGTATGAATGTTGTTGATTTTCATACATTAATTTATGTAATTCTGTAAATGTTGTGGAATAACTTAATCCTGCGTGACCAAATATCTCGATTGGATATTCGATGAAAAGAAAATGTTCAAATTCTTCTGTAGATTGAAATTTGTAAGAATTTAGTAGATTATCATTTTGAATTGGCTCAGTTACACCATATTCAAAAGTGTTTTCTTCTTCAAATGTTACATCATCAGCTAAGTAAGCTTCGTTATAATGATAGTCAAATTTTTGGATGGTATTTCTTAAAACCCCATCTATACTTATAAAAATTTCCATATCTAAATATAATACGAAAGGGGTTATAAGTAAACCCCTAATCGTATCTATTTAATATTTCTCCAATGATTGGATTACGTACGATATCTTGATTACTAAATTCAAATATACCTATACCTTTAACGTCTTGTAATCTAACTTTGGCATCATAAAGACCTGATTTAGTTTTGTCTCTATATTTGTCAGATTGTTCAAGATCTCCTGATATAAAAAATTTAGAATTAAAACCAATACGAGTTAACAATAATTTAATTTGAGATGGTGTAGCATTTTGAGCCTCTTCAAAAACAAGAATTGTATTATCTACATTCCATCCCCTCATATAAGCCAAAGCTGCCACTTCAATAAATCCTTGGTCTTTCAATTCTTCTCGTGCTTCTTTACCTATTATTTTATTTAACAAATAATATGATGGATAAATGTATGGGTCCAATTTTTCTTCTAAACCGCCCGGAAGTGACCCTAATTTCTCTTCAGCTTCCACCGCAGGTCTAACTATAATAATCTTTTCAAACTTGTTAGAATCGTCGTATAATAAGTCTACAGCACGTTTCATCGCAATATATGACTTACCAACACCTGCTGGTCCGAAACATAATGTAATTTGGCTTTCACCAAGTATGCGCCAATATTCTTCTTGATTTTTAGTGAGGAACTTTTCTTTAGGACGTTTTATGATTTGTCTAATCCTATCTTTATGTGATATTTTTTTCTCTTCTGCTACTACGGGTGGTTGGGGTGTTTTGGTTTTTGTTTTATAAGCCAAAATTGATAGTTTTAATTGTTCCGTTTATTGTTTATAAATATCATCTATTTAATATGTTTAAAAATTCTCCTAACATTATTAGGTAAAGAATTGATAGGAATTAATTTACATTTTATTGTTTCTAATCCTTGTTTTACCGCTTTTTGTGCTCTATGGTGTCCATCGACTATTGATAGAATATGACCTTCATTATTTACAAATATTAAAATTGGGTAATCTAAATTAGCCATTTCTATTTTTTCTATTTCACTATTATCACCGTCCCAAGTTAATAACATATGTTTTAACTTATCAACGGGAATATTTGTAACAGGTATATTATTGGTTACATTCAATAAATCTAAAAGAGTTATTTTATCTCCTTCTTCGTTTTGCCAAGATGTATCATGAAGTCCCTCATTAAGACCCATTACTTTCTTTATACGTGATATGTTTTCTTGTAAATTCATATTACATAAATATCCCTTACTTTTTTAATTTAACATTAATAATTTGTTCACAATAGTATAGTAATAATTCTTCACTAAAACTACCTTTCATATTATTAATATCTTTATGTACCCATTGTATATTTCCAACAATATAACCTAAATTATTATTAATTCTATCAATGGATGCTGTTTGTTTTATATCAGTTTTTCTACAATGATTTTGTTGTGACCATCTTGGATTTAACGTAATATCAATACCAGATAATATACATTTTTTATTTTGTTTAATAAAAAGATTCCATAGATATTCCATAGTAACATCTTCAGAAAAAAATATATTTTTATTTTTAGATCTATTCTTTTTAAAAGAATTATAATAAGATAATGATAAATCACCAACGCAAACGGCCTTAAAACGACCTTTTATATTTGTACAACCGCAACTAAATGTTTTATTATTATTTAAATGCCAACTACGAACTGGTCTTATATTACCACATATACAAACACAATCGTTCCATTGTATATTTTCTTTAATATATTTTTCGGAAATTACTTCCCAATTACCTATAATAGAACCTATTTTTATTTTCATTACTATTTACCATTTAATATAAATATATCGGTAAATAGTAAAAATCAAGAACCAGTACTACCAAACCCGCCGGCACCTCTTTCAGTATCAGATAAATTGTCAGTTTCAACAAATTCAATTTGAGGATATGGAATTATCATAATTTGTGCACCTCGATCACCAACATTGTATGAAAAACTATCTAAACCTTGTGTCTTCTTGAATGTGGCTTGAAGTTCTCCTCTATAACCACTATCAATAACACCCACACAATTAGATAATATTAAATCTTGATTACGAACTGATGAACGTGGGAAAATTAATCCAACATAACCTTTAGGGATTTCGATTGCAATACCAAAACCATATGTAATACTAAAACTGGTATTTTCTTTAATATCTGTGATTGTTAAATCCATACCAGCATCCCCATCTTTTGAATACTTGGGAATGACCGCATTAGGGTCTAATTTTTTAATTTTAACTTTTGTTATCATACTTTGTTGTTGATAAGCAGATTGCATATCGTTACCTAATTGATTCAATAATGAATTTAATTCATTAATAAATTCTTCATCTGCATTAGATGGATTATCACCACTTAATTGAGATTCAAATTCAGTTAATTTCTTAATGTAATCTTCAATATTTTCTTTTTCCATTAAAATGATTTTTTAAAAATAAACACCGATATTTCTACCGGTGTTTTAATGCTTATTATTTGTAATACTCAGGTGTGTTTTTTGCATCAATTACACACTCAATTGGAAACTTAGCGACACTTAAACTTTCGCTACCTCTTACGTCACCTTCACGGTATTTAGCAGCAACAATAGTTGCTTCTTCTACTGATTCGGCTTGGATTACGTATTTTACTTTTTTAATACGTGGGTTTCCTTCTCTGTCCATTTGTTCGGTTTCATAACCGATTGTAACTTGATAATACATGTTGATTCTATTTTATGATTGATTTAAAAAACTCTACTCTATTTTTTGACACTACACTTAATGAATATTTGTGTTTAACAGTTTCATATAAACGATTACCTAAATCTTCGATCATATTTGGATTGTCTATTAATTTTTTCATACATTTTGCCCAATCTTTATGGTTTCTATTTTCAGGCACTAATAAAGCATTCCCTTTATCGTTAAATTGTCCATTATCCATCGCCGAAATTAAATCGATAGTATAGGGTTCAACTTGACTGGCAATCAATGCTTTCTTATGGAATCCTGCTTCAATAACTTTCAATTGAGATTTATTATTATTGAATACACTATTCACAAGTGGTGCCAAAGATACATCAAAAAAATTATAATTGGTTGCATAAATACTAACTTCTTTCGTCCATCTTCTTCTATATGGTTTATCACTATCCTCGTATGGAGTTTCAGCAAAGTTCATTAAATAATTCTTATAATCCAAATCTAAAACACTATAATTATCGGTAAAATATTGTTCATATTTATACCAAACAGTTTCCATAGGTTGGATTGGTCTTTTTCTTTGTTCTCCTGTTTGTGGATTAATTTCAGTTACAGAACCTCTAATATCGAATCCACACAATACAAATTGTACCTTGTCTTTGAATGTATTGTGAGTAGTTGAGATACCGTTTGCAAGTAATTCTATATCACTTAAATGTGATGAGCCCCCTAACCATCCAAATCTTATTTTATTTGAAGGAATGTTATTTGGTTGAAATTGTGGTTCCGTTTCATCAACAGCATTAGGAAAAACTTCTACATTTTTTAATCCTAATTTTTCTCTAATTGTTTTTTTGAATACTTCAGTTGTTGTTGTAACATAATCAACTAATTTCATCATTTCAATTTTCTTCTCACCTATTTTATTTTGTTTTATAGCTTGATACATTGGATGTCTTTGATCAACAAACCAAAGGTCATCTATATCCATAATGGTTATAATGCCCTTTTCTTTCAATGATTTGATTCTCGCTAAGTTATCTTCGTGATTTGTTTGATGTATGAAGCTATGAAAAACTACAATTTGGTAGTCTTTGAAAAAATTATCCTCTAAAGGAGCGTT